CCAAGACACGGGCAGTTATGGTAGCATAAACTGTGAGAGCGGCGCCGCGAGCCAGATGGAAGCGGACGTGGGCATCGTGCGTTTTGGTGAGAACACCACATACGAGGCACACTTCGACGGTGACTACGGCGTGATAGCACTGTGGGACACCAACCTATCAGACCACGAGTGCTTGGAAGCGTTCGGGGTGTACAGGCATCGTTATGGCGTTTGAGGAATTCTGGAAGAAGAAACTGAGGGTCTGGCTGACGGGTTTTGAGTGTAAGATCTGTATGCTGTACAGGATATACTTGTTGTATGGTGTTATAGCAGTGCTTATACTATTAAATCTAATATAGTCTGTAACTTACCTTTTATACTTTTATTATTCAAAGTATTTTTCAGACCCATGTGTAGATTCTTGGGCCAGCACTCGAACGCACACCAACAGTATCCTGAGTGTTCCGTGTTTAACTTGGGTATAAATTCTGAATCTATGGCCACGAGGTATGTATGGAAGAAGAACTTCTGATCGTTTGACGTGAACATTTCTAATGGTATAACTTTCTTGAATTTGGGTAAACTGCCTGTTTCTTCCTCTATCTCACGTTTCAAGCCCTCGAAGGCACTCTCCGTGAATTTGCTTTTACCGCCAACCAATCCCCACATGCCTTGTGTTTTCCGATCAGTTCTCTGTAGGAACAGGAAACGTTTGGTGCTGGTAGCGTAGAACAACGCTCCAGTACAGACTATGTTTTCTTTCATTACTATAATTTATTATGTTTTTTTAAGGAGTAGTTGCATCTTGACCTGATGCATCGTCATTTGCAACATATCCACCGTCAAGCACGATCGTCCAATTACCAGCGGTGTAAATTCCCTCATAACTTTTAACCCATTCTGTGCCTGTAAATCTATATTGTATTCCTGTATTTGTGTTTGTTACATAATGTAAAGTAGAATCAGGATGGCTCGCATCAAATACTTTTTTCCAACGAGACTCAGGTGTGCTGTATTGTATAATATCTCCTACACTTGCCACCAGAGATCCCCATGTTGAACTTTGTACAGTTGCGGTTGAATCTCCTATTTGATCTATGATAAGATATCTGTCACCGTCTGCAGGATTAGTAGGTGCAAATGTTGTAGGATTTATAATTTTTTTGACTGATGTCAATGTGTTATTAGGTATAGTATCATTGTCAATAGTGTACAGCAAAATACTGTCATCCAAACTGCTTGTTGCTATTGTTCCTACAATCTCATTTCCTGTTGGTTGTTTCAATCTAATTTGTGACGTGCCATTGCTAACCTTGCCGTATTGATTCAATAATACTTTCCAATTCACAGGCGGACCAAACGTTTGGAATGGATCATAATTTGATGGTTCTGTTGCACCTGAATAATATCCGTCCGCGCCCGTGCCTATGCCAGTATCTGTGCTAGAAACGGTAGTGCCTGTTGAACCCAATAATCTTAATTGATTTCCTGTGACCAGTAATCCAAAATTGTTTGGTGTCACAAAACTTTGTGAAATCAAAGGCCCACTTATTAATCCTTTGTTAATACCTCCATCGTCGTCATATATGCTCATTATGATCTTTTGTACAACGCCTAGTTTTTTTACTTTGACAGGGGGTGACAACCATATTGGCATACTGAATGTCATTGTGGCCACGTCGATCTCCGAATCCGCACCTATAGGAATAGTCCTAGAACTAAAATTTATGCCTGTTAATTCTACATAACTTAAACTAGTCCAATCAATATAATTGTCAGATTTTTGTATTTCAAAATCAGGATTAAACAAATATAATATTTGTTCCATAATTTGTAATTTTTGATCTGCGTTAGAACTATAAATGTCGGCTGTAACTTCTAATCTAAAAGGTGAAGGCATGATTTTTTCTATAGTATAACCCGCTCCTAATTGATTGTCATATTCTCCTGTTTCCGTATTATAATTACGCTCTTTTAAATGTTGCTTTTCGACATGATAAGGATTTTGCATTCTTTCCCTGTCATAATTTAATTCTCTGATATAACAGGCAATCTTTGGTGCATAATTCAAAGCATTTTCGCTGTTATTCCTAATTATGTTGGCAACTTGTCTTGTGGCATCTCCATAAACCACAGGAACTGGTCTAAGTGCAATTTGATCATCTTTGCCTCTACCTGTCTCCACAGAAAAATTGTTCAATATTCTCATGAATTGTGTCAAAAATTTTCTAACCTGTCCCGAATAAAAATGTAGCATTAATTGTCAGCCTTTGGTTTCAGTGCTTGTTCAAGTGATTGCCGTTGGTTTACCGTCAATCCGTTTATTGTTGTTGTGACTGATGAGTTAACAAAACCAGTTTTTTGTGTATTCCTGGTATCAGTATTGGATGTAGTTATCCTTACAGAATCTTCTATTTTAATCCATCTGGTACCGTCATATCTAAAAAGCCTATTTGGCAGATAATCTGTCCTCAAAAAATAATCTCCTTTTTGTATATTGGCATTTGGAAATGAAATACCAAATCCTGCAGGGTTACCGTTTGGTGCAACTCCGTCACCGTCAAGATAAAAACCATAGTGCGAACTTGCCGGAGTGTCGATTGTTGCATTTATAGGTTTATCTGTGCTTACCCTATCAGTTGCATTTACGTTATCAGTTCTGATATTTCCTCTTTCATCAATGGGTGCAACATAATATTGTTTGTAGTTGAATCCTGCTTTTGGAGAATCTACTTCTGCTTGGGCCAACACCTGGTCAGAAATTGTTTTCTCTTTGTTGTAGGTAGACATGTAACTGGCAAGACTACCACTTGTAGAGGCATCACCAATAATATCTCTGAATTCTTGTGCATCAACCAGTGTTTTCAATTTTAATCTCAACAAATGCGGCCACCATGTTTGTGAAAATCCCTCTGCGGCCCTATTCACATCCTCAATCACATAATATCTTTTGAGTGCTATAGGTACAGATTCATCAAGACTATAGTCTTCTTTCATGTGCGGGAATTCTATAACATCACCCGACATGGGTTTTCTGCCTAGTCTTTCCACAACATCGTTCAAATGCACAGTTAAAAAAAGTGTGTCGTTCTGTAAAAACATTCCAAACTGACTCAGGTTAAAATCTATGTCTTGAACATTGTAGATACCTCGAATTATGTAAACATCTGCATCGTATTTTCTATCCCTGTTTTCTAAAAACAACAAGTCTTGTATAGTTCGTTCGTTTAAACTGTCACCAGAATATTGTGGTTGTGTAGGCGACGCTTCTCCATCCTTGTTTGTGTCGCCTTGATCGTATGGTCCTAGGTATTTGTGGAAATGCAGGTCCGTGCCACCCACGGTGAACATCTCTCGGATGTTGCGATCAAAGAACTTGTAGTCATTGCCTTTTTCTGGCTTGAAAATGGATAATCTTGGCATATCGTACATATTTATTGTTAGTTTCAATCCTATAAATATGTGTATGTCAGAACTTCAAACAGGCCAACAAGAAATATTTGATTATGTAAAAAACAACCTCGGTGAGGGCATGATAGATGTGGAATTAGACCCAAAACACTACCATACGGCACTGGAGAGGGCTGTGAACAGATACCGACAGAGATCTTCAAACGCCGTGGAGGAATCATACGCTTTCCTAGAACTGAAGAAAGACCAGAATTCATACATACTTCCAGACGAGGTGATCAACGTGAGGAACCTCAACAGGAGGACAGTGGGTTCCAGGACCGAAGGTGGTGAGGGTGGTACACTGTTCGAACCATTCAACTTGGCATATACAAACACCTATCTATTGAGGGCAGGCGCAACTGGAGGACTTGCCACGTATTACGCTTTTGCAAGTTATCAAGAACTCGTTGGTAAGATGTTTGGAAGTTTCATACAGTTCCATTTTGACGTGGCGACTAAAAAATTGACTATAACACAAAGACCTAGGGCCGACAACGAGACCGTGCTGATGCACACTGACAACTACAGACCGGACATCACATTGTTTAAGGACATCTATGCCAAGCCGTGGATCAGAGATTACACGCTGTCGGTGTGTAAAGTGATGTTGGGCGAGGCCAGAGGCAAGTTCAACACTATAGCAGGACCCCAAGGTGGCACAACTTTGAATGGTGCGGAACTGAAACAACAGGGACTGGCAGAAATGGAAAAATTAGACCAAGAAATTGGTAACTTCCAAGAAGGTGGAACACCACACAGTTTTGTTATTGGTTAATTGACCACAAACTCCATTTAAATACCGTGCATGAAAGATTCCCGTTACAAAAAATACTCTGACCTCTCACTGGAAGAACTGGAAAGTTTGGTAGAGGAATTGGAAACAATGAGTATAAAAGCGTTGAAAGAACGCAAAAAAACTTTGAGGACATCCATATTGCGATCAGTGAGAAAAGCAATAAAAGAGATTGAAAAACGTCTCAAAAAATAGTATAATCATAAAATGATTATTGGAATTGTAGGACTGATAGGATCAGGCAAGGACACTCTTGCAAATCATTTAGTTAATTTTCATGGTTTCAAACGAGATAGTTTTGCTAAAAGTTTAAAGGATGCTGTTGCCGCCATGTTTAATTGGAATAGGAAAATGCTTGAAGGAAACACACCTGAGAGCAGGAAATGGCGAGAACAACCAGATATTTTTTGGAGTGAAAAATTTGGCAGGAGTATCACACCAAGATGGGTATTGCAATATTTTGGCACTGAAGTCATGCGTGGAAACATGTATGATGCAATTTGGGTCGATAGTTGTCTCGGAAGATACAATGGAGAAAACACGGTTATTTCAGACACTAGATTTCCCAACGAAATATCTGCTATTCGAAACAGAGGTGGCAAAATACTTCGTGTGAAAAAAGGTCCGGATCCGGAATGGTTTACAAATTATATAGAAGGAAACATAGAACCAAAAAATGTTCATTCTTCGGAATACGTATGGGCTAAAAGTGAATTTGATTACGAAATTGAAAACAATGGCACTAAAGAAGATTTATTTGAAAAAATTGACGAATTAATCATCGGCCACCAAATCTCCCATACGCCATCCAAGTCTACGCACACCGCTTAAACGCTGGCAATTTGCACACACAGTTTTAAGATTACTTTCTGTTGTATTTTTGAGATTTCCATCCACAAAAAGCACATCTAATTGAACCTGGTGCTGGGCCTTAAATCCACAAATCTCACATTTAAGTTTCTTTTTGTATCCGGATCTTTGAAGGGCAGTAATACCACCAATCTTTTTTTTAGCATGTTTGCGATTACAGGTATCGCACAATCTACGCCAGTAAATTTTGTCGTTTTTCCTATATGCATAGGCCCTGGGATTTGACTTGCATTCCACACACAACGGTCTAATAGTTTTGTTCATACGTGCTATTTAAGTCGCCTATATAGGCACCAAAAATTGGTAAGTTTTGTCGTAAAATCCATACGATTGAATAAATACTTTCAGTAATACGTAAAACTTGCAAGGAGACAACGTAAAATGGCTTTAACATCACCAGGAGTAGAGGTAAGTGTAATAAACGAGAGTTTTTATGTACCATCGGATGCGGGTTCAACACCTCTTTTTATAGTAGCATCTAGTCAAAACAAAAGCAACGGAGCAGGATCAGGCATAGCGCCGGGAACAACAACTGCGAACGCCAATACTGCTTATTTGATTTCATCACAAAGAGAATTAACAGAAACATTCGGAGATCCAAAATTCTATACAGATGCTTCGGGCAACCCAATTCATGGTTATGAATTGAACGAATGGGGATTACAAGCGGCTTATTCTTTTTTAGGGATAGCCAACAGAGCATACGTACTGAGAGCGAACGTAGACACTTCAGACCTGATCGGAAGTGCATCGGCTCCTACAGCGGAACCGACAGATGGCACATATTGGTTTGACCTTGCATCAAGTTTATATGGAATATTCGAGTGGAGCCAAACAGATCAAAAATTTACGGTTCAAACACCAACGTTGATCACAGCAGTTACTGACTTAGAGAATGACTCATCAACAGGTGCTCCTAAAACATCAATTGGAACACCAGGTGATTATGCTATCAACACAACACATGTTTCAAACAAGATCTACAAGAAAACTTCAAGCAACACTTGGGTACAATTGGGATCAAGTGCTTGGCACTTATCTTTACCTGTAGTTACAGTGGCCTCAGGAACAGCAGTGGTATCAGGACAGAACATGAGTGTAAATGGAGTCACAGTACAACCGGCAGGCACTGGTTTATCAGATGTAGCGACGGCATTCACTAATGCTAATGTTCCAGGTGTATCAGCGAGCGTTAATGCTACAACAGGAAACTTAGAAATATTCCATAACGGTTTAGGCTTTGGAGATTCCGTAGCAGGTTTTAACACAATAAGTTTCGAAGAAGGCACAGGAACACTTGCTTCATTAGGTATAACAGCAGGAACCAAACAAGGTGTTAAATTCTATCAAAACAAACATACAAACAGACCTACATGGAAGACAGCAGAAGAAGACAGACCAAACGGTTCAGTATGGTTCAAGACGACTTCTGCAAATTCAGGTGCAAACATTGTTGCTAAACTTTACAGTTCGGCAACTGCATCATTCAATTCTGTAGATGCACCACTTTACGCAACTAACCACCAAGCAATCTACAACTTAGATCCAGCCAACGGTGGAACAGCATTAAGCGTTGGTACATTATACACACAATTCAATATCACGGAACAAAGTGTAGATGGACAAAGCGATAGCACAACAAACGTTGGGGACTTCCAGATCTTCAGATACGAAGGTGGTGAGACTATTATAAGTTCTAAGACCACACATCCAACGTTCACGCACAACGAGACATTCACTGTAAGAGAATCTGTGAAGAACCAAGAAGAGTTGGCGGCGGCACAGACAGTCACAATCGAATCAAGCGATGGATCAACACTGGCCGACAAGGAAGACTTCGTGTCAGCCTTTAACGGAAAAGGTTTTATTAACCTGGAAGCATCTATAATCACATCAGGTGAGTACACAGGTGCCATACAGATCAAACACAAACTGGGTGGCGACTTCAGGATGAACAACACTTCAGGAACTCCGCTAGATGACGCAGGTTTTGGTACCGGTGACGCTCATACATATGGTGGATATGAGGCAAATTCAAGCACATTGATCGATAACTTGTATGTTACTCCAACAGGTGATTCAGAAGATTCAACTGTGGGGAACGAGGTTATGGCAAGTAATTGGAAGAGATTAAGTTACTCTGCTTCAGTAAGTGCTCCAACAAACGAACCGGCAGACGGCACACTTTGGTATGACACTTCAATTGACGAAGCAGACATCATGGTACACAACGGAACAACATGGGTTGGATACCTAAAT